CATCAGAATACAAGTATGTTGCGGTTAGTCGTAATCTATTGAAACGTTGGGGTGGTTGGTTAGACTATGGTGACTTTATTGTATTGAGTGGAACCGGTGGTAAAGACGGAGTTTACCAAGTTAAAGATACAATGAACAAACGATTTGTAAATCGTATTGATATCTTGGAATCACCAGGAACCAAACCATACAAGTTTACAGATGCTAAAATCAAGAAAGCAAATCTAAACGAGGATATAAAATTTGTTTCAGATAATTAAAAAAGTTCTTGACAACGGAACAAAAATGTTGTATATTAGTAGAAAAAAAAGGTTATAGAATTATGAGTAAAAAAGAATATAAAAAATATCAACAATCAATATGGTATAAGATAGAAAGATTTTTTGATAGACACAATCACTTGATGGAATTTATCAGAACACTTCTGGCATTTGTTGTCCTATCTTTACAACTATATATAATAACGAGGTTATAAATGAGTTTTGAAAACTTTTTCGGAGAAGCAGAATTCGATTACGAATTAGAAAAACAGAAGTTCATAGACAATATGGATTTTCTAAAATCAATGTCGGTCCAAGAACAAACACTTTACAAAAAGTGGCAAGAGTTCAATAAGGACGAAAAACTAATGTCACAGATTACATCATTAGATGTTATATCAAATCAGTTGTGGAAACCAACTGATATCAACAACTTAGAACAAACCATACAAGAAATAAATGATATGGAACCAATAGTAGAATATACACAAGATAATGCTAAGTGGACTTTGTTAAGACAAGGTATTTCATCTATGGAGTTTGTTGCAAATCCTGGTCGTAATATAAAGTTCTATGTTAAAGACAAAGTCAGTAATAAATACTTAGGTGTTATTTGTATGGGTAGTGATGTTACGAGTTTAGGTTCTCGTGATGAGTATATTGGTTGGACAAAAGATAATAAATTCAAAGACGGAAAACTAAATCACACTGCAATCGGAACTTCAATCATAGCTACACAACCATTAGGATATAATTTCTTGGGTGGTAAGTTAGTATCAGCTTTGGTTACTTGTTCAACGATTAGAAACAAGTGGCAAGAAATGTATAACGAAACATTGGTCGGTGCAACAACAACTGCACTATATGGTATTCACTCTCAATACAACGCAATACCACATTGGAAAACATTAGGAGAAACTAAAGGTAAGATTAGTATCAAGCCAGATGATAGTGCTTATGATGTTTGGCACCAATGGTTGAAAGATAACAAAACAGAAAAGTATAATAAACTTACGGAACTTCGTCCAAACGGACAACCGCAAACAGGTATCAAACAAAAAATTATTCAAATGATTTATCAAGAGTTAGGAATCAAACGAGCAAAGTATGAACACGGATTTAAACGAGGTACTTACTATGCAGACATCTATGAAAATGGTAGACCTTTCTTACGAAACGAAATCAATGAAGATGAATTGGTAATGAAAGAAAAATATAAATTAGATTATGACAGAATTATCAATTGGTGGAAACCAAAAGCAATAAGAAGATATGAAAAACTTCATAAAGAAAATAGATTAAAACCAGAAAAATTGTTTTATTCTGATATCATTGGTATGAGTTGGGAAGAAACAAAAGAAAAATATTTAGGAGATATTGGAAGATGACATTAACAGAACAACAAATAACAGATAATTATAAAGACTTACGAACAATTATCAACAATACATTTAGTGGAGATAGATTAGAACGACTAAATAAAATGTATGATGACTTTGAAGACAGAATGGTTGTAGCACCAGCGAGTTCAGTAGAACATTATCACAATTCAAAAGTCGGTGGATATGTAGAACATATATTACACGTGATTAAATTCTCACAACAAATTAAAGAAGTGTGGGAACAAGCAGGAGCAACGATTGACTTCACAGATGAAGAATTAGTTTTTGCAGCTATGCACCACGATTTAGGTAAATGTGGTGATGAATTAGGAAATGAATTCTATACACCAAACGAATCTGAGTGGCATATAAAAAACCAAGGTAAGATTTATAATGTAAATCCAGATTTAGAGCATATGGATGTTACGGATAGAAGTTTCTTTTTATTACAACAATATGGTATCAAGTATTCTACAAGAGAATTCTATGGTATTAGATTGGCAGACGGAATGTATGTAAAAGCAAATGAAGCATATTTAAAAACATCAATGCCAAATATGATGTTGAGAACACACTTACCGATTATCATTCATCAAGGTGATATGATGGCTACATACTACGAAAGAGATATGTGGAAAAATGGTAATAAGAAAGAAGCTAAAAAAGTTGAGAAGTCAGTAAACAAAATTAAAAACGCAGTTGACACAGAAGTAAAAGAAAAGTTTACTAAATCAACAGAACCAAAAGATATCTTTAACGAATTGTTTGGAGAGAAAAAATGATAGGATACATATTACTAACACTACTTGTTCTAATATTAGGTTGGACTACATTTAATCAATTGAGAAAAGTAGAACGATTAGAAAGTTGGATTGAAGATTATGCACAAAGAATACAAGACACAAAACAAGTCTTAGAAGAAATAGATGCTAAGGGTAGTTTTGAAGCTGATGATGAAATCGGTGTAGTTTTTACATCAATTAAAGAAGCAGTAGATGAGATAAACGAAATAACAGAAACGGAGTTATAATGCCAAGAAAAGCAGCAAAGGGTTCACCAAGATATTACTTCCACCAAGGAACAGAAGACGCAATCATTAGACATAATAAAGAAACTCGTCCACATATGAGAGAACGAATTTACAATGAACACATTAGAGTTCCATTTGAGAAGTTGGCAGAAAACATTATTCATACATTTAAGTTTTATTACTTTGATGTTCCGAGTGTTGATGTAATGCACGAGGTCGTAAGTTTCTTGTATATGAATATGCATAAGTTTGCCGAGGGTAAAGGGAAAGCATTTAGTTATTTCAGTATTGTTGCTAAGAATTATTTGATTCTACACAACAACAATAACTACAAGAAGATGAAAAATACTGACCAAGAGGATGCGGGTGATTATAAACGAGACCCAGTATCAGAAGCAAATCATAAAGATTTAATATCTGCTAAAAAAGAATATATGGATTTGTTTGTAGACTATTGGACCAACAATCTAACTACCGTGTTCAAAAGAAAACAAGATATTGATGTTGCTAATGCGGTTATCTATTTGATAGAGAAACGAGAGAACATTGAGAACTTCAATAAAAAAGCTCTATACATTATGATTAGAGAGATGACAAATTCAAACACACAACACATAACTCGTGTTGTTAATGTAATGAAGAAACATCATTACAATCTACAAAAAAATTATTTGACTACTGGCTCGATTGAAACCAAGTGGACTGGCAGTTGGGATAATTTATAATGAACATAAAAGACTTTTTAAGAGAAGACGCCAAACTAAAAGAAACTATGGTAGACTCAGCTCTTAATATGTGTCGTAGGATTAAGCAGTATAATATTAAAAGTGGACAACCACATTATCTTTTAAAAAATATGATTCGTTCCTATACCAGTTACGATACAGAATATTTAATCACCAAAGAAACTAAAAAAGTTTTAGAAAATTTAGGTTATAACTTTAATGAGTTTCAGAGAAGAAGTAATATACATAAACTAAAAGATGACAATGGTAATCGGTTATTAACTTTTGAACATATGATACCAGCGATTGTTTTACAAAATATTTTACTTAATAGTCCTGAAGACATAGATTCATTTAAAAAAGTTTTAGATAAGAATAGAGTTACCATTATGTTGAAGACACAAGATAAATTATTAACAGAAGCTGGACTACGTTCTAAACTTCCAATTGATGATTTAGATATGGCAGAGGAAAGATATAAAGTTTGTAATATTGAGTTGTCTGATGTAGTTGTTAAAACCTATGGTGATATGAAAATATAACAACGGGCGATATTTCTACCGCCCGTTAATTCCACCTTTATTTGTTGAGTAATCCTAATATCACCAATAGTGATATGAATCCAGCGAACCCTGCATTACCAATCAAGTTCACTAAATTAATCAAATTACCCACAATGTCTATGCCTAAGAATCCACCTACAAATACTAATTGTACGAGAACCCCTAATCCAATAATGTGAAGTAGTAAGTCTTTAATTCCACCTACTGCTTCCATTACCATTTTCATAGTTTCTTTCATTGCGTTTCCCCCTTTTATTAATCTAAAAAAGTCGGTATTATCCGACTCGTATAATAACTATAAGCAAATATAACAAAAATTAAATGGTATATAAATATATATTGTCTTTTTTTAACTATTCTATATTTATTGTTAGGTAAAAACTATGGCAAAAGACTACGAAATATTCGAGGGAAAAACCCTATCAGATGTCTTCAAAGACATATATGATAATTCCAAAACCAATAAACAACAATTAGAAGTATTAATGAAAGAGGTTGTGGGATTTATCAAAGACGGAGATACGGCCGTTCAAATCGTTCCTATGCTAAAAGAGTATTTAGAAATCAATGTAAAGAACGACGAACAACTTGTTAAGTTGGCAACAATCGTTCAAAGAATTACAGCAGCTGAAGAAAGAGTATCGGATTCAGGAGATGAGTTCGGTTTATCAGAAGCAGAAAAAGAACAACTGATGAATGCAATAGAATCAGATGTTCAAGAGTTACAAATCAAAAAAGACGAAATAGAGTCAAGCATAAGTAAGGAAAATTAAATGGCACATACAGTTGTTGACCAAAGTGCTGGTGGAGATGACAACTCACTCGATAATAGTTTTGTTACAAAAACAGAATTATTTACCATACTAAAACAAATATCTGATGTTTCTAAATTTTATGAATTAGAAGTGTTTGAAGTTTTAGATGTTTTTCGTGAGGGTGGAACAATACAAGAATCAGGTGAAGTTAAAGGTAGATATCTTAAAGATTCACCAAAAGAAAAAATCACTACATTTAAACCATTAAATGCGAATATTTTACAAATGCCAGTTGTTGGTGAATTATGGTTAGGTATACACTATACCATAGGAGACGCAAATCCATATTATATAGGTAGGGTTGGTAAAGATTTATCATTGGTAAATGATGGTGGATACTACAATGAAAGTGCACCAGGTGAGGAAAGAGCAATTGATACTTTGAAACTTGGACAGACAGTATTGAACTCAAATAAATTATTTAAAGATTATAAAGAGGGTGTGAGGTTTAAAAATATATCACCACAGAAATTGGTATCTTTTGAGGGCGATACAATAATACAAGGAAGATTTGGAAACACTATTAGATTAGGGAGTAACCAAAATTCAGGTATTGCTAACTCACCAAATATTAAAATAGTTTCTGGATTATTTTCAGGCGGTGAAGATTTAGATGATGACGCATCATCAATATACTTAACATCACAAGAAGTCGTTGATTATTCAAATCCTTCTTTTAGTGTTATGGATAGTGCATACGACCAACCACAAATTACTATTGATTCTAATAGACTTGTGTTTAATGCTAAGACAGATGTTATCGGTATGTTTGCACAAAAAGATATCAACATACAATCAGTAGAAGGAGATGTTGCTATTAATGCAAAAGACAAAATTACATTAAGACCAAAGGAAAGTACAATAGAATTTGATATCAAAGGAAGTGGTAATGGAAGAATAGTTAATCTTACAAAAGAGGGTATTCCATTTCCAGATTTAAATATGGCAGGATTTTTAAAACAAACAATGGGAATACAAAAATTATTTCAAGCATTTACCATTGGTCTTCCTAAACTATCTAATCCAGTAACTTTACCTTCTGGTGTGAAAGATATCGAAAAAGGTTTAGAGGGTGCAAAAAACTTTGTTGAAGCAACATTGAATTTAGAATTTTTAGAACAAAATGTATTAACCACTAAGACACTCGGAGAGATAAAAGCATCATTACCAATACCAGAGAGTCTTTTAAATGTGGTTGGGGATATTGAAGAATTCTCACAAGATATAGAGGGAGCTATTCAAAAAGCAGAAAATTTTAAAAATGAAAATGAAGCTATATCGGAAAGAGCAAATCAAATTTCTGGTGCAATAGACGCCGGAGATAGAGGAGATTTACTTGCTTTATTAGAAAATATACCAGCAGAAGAAAGGGACCAAATACCAGGAGCTAATGACGCATTAGCTATCGCACAAGATAAAAGTGTGGGTGGTGGAGATATACCAAGAGCAAGAGAAAACGGAGTGTTCAGACTTCTTGAAGATTATATTGCAGAACAAGGTAGTGTAGAGGGAGATGTCGAACAATTAAAAATGTATGGAAAGATTTTAAATTTAACAAAACAGGAGTAGCAATGAAGAAAAATGACTTAATAAAAATAATCGAATTAGTTGTCCGTAAAGAAGTTAAAAAACAGATGACCGAGATATTTATTAATGACGAAAAAGAAATCAGTTTATCAGAAACTATTTCTAAACCAACACCCAAAAGAGTAATTAAGAAAAAAACAAAAAAACAATACTCAAAAGATAAAACTTTAAACGAAGTATTAAACAACACCAGACCATTGGGTTCATCAGGACAAACTGATGAATATCCAACATTGGGCGGTGGAGTGTTAGGTTCTGACAATATGGCAGAAGTATTGGGTTATGGAGATTTAGGTAGAGGACAGAATAAAGAAGTGGCGAGAGAAATGGCAGCAGTTGATTCAATCAAGAAAGCTGGTGTTTCAGTAGACGCAGTGCCTGAGGATGTTCAGAATGCACTAACTCGTGACTATTCTGGTTTGATGAAAGCAATAGATAAAAAGAAAAAAGGTGAAGGTAATTATAGACCTTAATAAAAATGGCAAGAAGTGTAAGAGAAATAGATAGAAATGAAGACAAGTATGTCGGAATAAGATTTCCATTGGACCATAGTCCAGAGGGATTTTTTTACAAGACAAAAACTGTCTTAGAACAATCAAAAGCAAATTTACAAAACTTGTTATTGACAACGCCAGGTGAAAGAATATTTCAACCAGAATTTGGTTCACAATTAAAATCAATTGTGTTTGAACAAGGTGAGGATATTCCAAATAGAATTGAAGAAGCTATTCGTTCAGCAGCTGGTAAATTCTTAGCATATATTAATATAGAAAATGTTTTCACTATACAACAAGATAATGAAGTTAACGTTTCAATTGAGTTTTCAGTACCTTTAAATCCTGATGCTATTGAAGTGTTAAATTTTGATTTTAGAATTGGAGATTAAAAATGCCAGATTACGGTACAAATAAAAAGATAGTTAGTAAAGAAGTAAATTATCTCGGTAGAGATTTTACAGACATAAGAAATAATTTAATTGAGTTTGCGAAAAATTATTTTCCAAACCAATACAATGATTTCAATGAAGCATCGCCAGGTATGATGTTTGTTGAAATGGCATCGTATGTTGGTGATGTATTGAATTACTATGTTGACAACCAATTCAGAGAAACACTTTTGCAATATGCAGAAGAAAGAAAAAATGTATTAGCAATTGCACAATCATATGGATATAAACCTAAGTTAGCAACACCATCAACGGTTGAACTAACCGTAAGTGTTGAGGTCCCTGCTAAGTCTGATGGTGTTGGTGGATTTATAGCTGACTTAGATTATGCAGGTGTATTGAGTGCAAACTCACAAGCAGTTGCAGGAAACGGAACAGAATTTACTTTATTAGATGATGTTAATTTTAAAGCATCAAGTTCATTAGACAGAATGGGTGTTCAATTATTAGACCCAGGTACAGGCACCGAACCTACATTATTTAGATTAACTAAAAAAGTTTTAGCAAAGTCTGGTATAAGAGAATCTGAAGAATTTAGTTTTGCAAACGCAAAAGAATTTGATAAGATAGTTTTATCAAATGAAAAAGTAACAGAAATTATTTCAGTAACTGATAGCAGTGCAAATAAATTTTATGAAGTTCCATTTTTAGCACAAGATACTATTTTTGAAACAGAACAAAATACGGCTTTAAGTGACCCTGACTTAGGGGAGTTTGAAACAGATACACCTTATTTATTAAAATTAATTAAATCATCAAGACGATTTACAACTTATGTTCGTGATGATAATAAAATGGAACTAAGATTTGGTTCTGGTGTTAGTGATAACGCAGATGAGGAAATAATTCCAAATCCAGATAATGTTGGTTCATCATTAGGTTTTGGTGTGTCAAGATTAGATGAGTCTTTTGACCCAAGTAACTTTTTGAAAACACAAACATTTGGATTAGCTCCAAGTAATACAACACTTACCGTAACTTACAACTATGGTGGGTCGGTTGAGGATAATGTCGCTAGTAATAGTATAACAAGTTTTTCCAGAAAAAATTATACCATTTCAGCCACAGGATTAGATTCAACTAAAAAATCAACATCAGAGGCTAGTTTAAAAGTTACAAATGAAGGTCCAGCATCAGGTGGTTCATCATCAGAAACTCTTACACAAATAAAAGAGAATGCTGCAGCATACTTTAATGCACAAAATAGAGCAGTGACAAAAGCAGACTACATAACACGAGCTTATTCATTACCACAAAAATATGGTAATATAGCTAAAGCATATATCGTTCAAGATGAACAATTAGAACTTGACGGACAATTACAGTTCATTGACGGTCAAGTTGTTGATACAAGAACAGCAACAAAACAACCAAACCCGTTAGCATTGAATATGTATTTGTTAGGGTATAACGCAGATAAAAAATTAGTAGCATTAAATAGAGCGGTAAAACAAAACTTAAAAACATATCTTTCACAATACAGAATATTAACAGACGCTATCAACATCAAAGACGGATATGTAATAAACATTGGTGTTAAGTTTAATATTATTGTAAAACGAGGTTATAATAAAAATGATGTATTGTTTAAATCAATACAAGTAGTGAAAGACTTTTTTGCACCAGATAAATGGCAAATGAATCAACCAATTGTATTGAGTGATTTAGCATATCAAATTTCATTAGTGGACGGAGTAGTATCATTAGTTCCACCAGAAGTTAACAATCCAAATAGAGATTTGATATTAATTGAGAACAAAAATTCTGCCGTTAATGGTTTAGATTATAGTGGTAATATATATGATATTAGAACTGCATCGCAAGAGGGTGTAATTTATCCATCATTAGACCCAAGTATATTTGAATTAAAAAAACCTAATAGTGATATTGAGGGTAAAGTAGTGGGAGATAGATAATGCATTATTTTGAGTTTGGTAAAAGAGACGCAACAATTTATTCAGGTGGGACAACCGCCTCAATAAACACCGGATTTGATGAAATATTAGAAATCAATAAAGTTGTAAACAATAATGGTACGGTAGGAAATGTATCACGAGTATTGATTGACTTTGATTATTCTTATATATCACAATCAATTGTAGACGGAAAAATACCTACTACTGCAAAATATTATTTGAATTTATATGACGCAACTTCTGAAGAAGTTGAAGCATCACAATCATTACATATTTATATGGTTAGTGGTAGTTGGAAACAAGGAACAGGTAAACTTGACCACGACCCAGTAACATCAGATGGAGTGAGTTATCAATATAGAGACCACGATGCTAAAACACCTTGGGTAACAGGTTCAGTATTGACTGACGGAGGTGCTTGGTTTACATCAAGTATTGATTCTAATCAAGAATATGGTATTAGTTCTTCATATGATATTTCATTTGATAGAAAAGATATCAGAGCAGATGTAACTGACTTGGTGAAAAACCATATCTATTCAAGTTCAGTTTATCCAAATAACGGCTTTATTATAAAAAGAGAAGATAGTGGTTCTTATGGAAATAATCCTGCGACAGCAAGTTTTGATTTCAATACAGGACAAGAAGGTGATAGTTCAAGATTAGGAAATCTAAAATACTTCTCAAGAGAAACACATACAATCTATCCACCGAAATTAGAAGTAGTGTGGGACGATAGTTCTTGGAATTCAGGAAGTTTATCACCATTAACATCAACAGATTTGGAAAGATTAAAAGTTTACTTTAAAAATCTAAGACCAGAATATAAAGAAAAGTCAATAGTAAAATTTAGAGTAGTTGGTAGAGAGTTATATCCAACAACTGCTTTTGCAACAACACCAGCAGAATTGGATGTTAAGTATTTACCAAGTGCTTCAACCGAATATGAAATAAGAGACGCTGAAACGGAAGAAGTTATTGTTCCTTTTGGTAGTGGTTCAAGAATAAGTTGTGATACAACAGGTAACTTTTTTAGAGTTCAAATGGACGGATTACAAGCCGAAAGGAATTATCGTTTTTGTCTTAAAGTAGTTAGTGGTAGTGGAACGACTGATGAAGAAATCAACTTCTATGATGATAATTATGAATTTAGAGTGGTGAGATAAAATGCCTTACTTACCTTCGGACGCAGCAAAAAAATCACAATTGTATAATAATATTATAAATGGTGATACTCTTGAATATCAATCAGAAATAGATGACTTAAAAAATAAACAACAAGTATCTGCTTCAGTAGATTCTAACTCACCATTAAGAGATGAGGACGGAGTATTGGTTTCATTTGAAAGTGAAACACCTGGTATTTCATTAGAAGAAGATTTTGAAGAAATTCGTTTAGAAAACAAACAATTCTTTTTCACAGGCCAAATAGATAATCAATTTACATATTATTTTCAACCACTTGTAAATGGTGATACAACAGATACAACTACAACCACAATTAATACAAAAGAAGTAGAATTTGCATTAACATTGAGAGATTATTTGATTCAGTTTGTTAATGAATACTTTTCAGAGGAAAATGGACCTGATGTATCAACAGACAAATTACATAATAAATTATTACAATTCTTTGATGAAAATAGAAGTAAAGGAAACAATGCACAAGGGTGGGAAGAATTTAGATTAAACAAATCAAGAAAAGCCGCAGGTATAAGTGGTAAACGATTTGGTAAAGTAAAAAAAGATTTAAGGGATTTTCAATATGATGAATTAATTGAAAATCATTTATATAGAACACCACAAGGTCAAAGAATATGGTTACGATTAGGATTTCCATATATCGTAGACCAATCACCAGGTAAAGACTCATAATGGCACAAGAATATTCATTTACACAACAAGAGCGAAATAACTTATTTGCACCATATAAAGTTTATAGTAGTTTCGGTAGAGACGAACTAAATGACTTTGTAATGTTGCACGTTTATGATACCAATGGAAATTTAATCGTAACTAAAGTTCTGGCATTAAATGAAGTTAGTTTTGAAAATGACGGAGACTTTATTGATATAAATGTCGGACAACATTTACGAGATTTAGGATTTACTGAGGGCGAATATGATGTTGTTTATAAATTTTTAAGAAGATTAGCTGGTAGAGAAAGAACTGTCTTTGTAGATGGAAATGGAAATATATTTAATGGTGAAGTTCAAAGAAAAGTTATCAACAATGAAATAAAATTTTTCAAAGGTGGAGATGAAGATAAAGATACTTCAATACGAGAGGAAGTATTTATCAAAGAATATAAATATCCATTAGTAGAAACATCACCAGATAGAACAGAATTTATTTTAGAATTGGATGAAAATTTAAAAGGTCAAGAATACAGAAATGACTTTATTGAAATGGGTGAGATGATTGAATATACACCAATCAGTAAAGCCAATATGGGATTGATAAAATTTGATTCTAAAAAACCACAAATATTAGAATTTGATATAGACCCACAAGATAGAGGGTTTACACAAAATATGGTTGGTGGACAAATCGTTATACCGAATATGTATAAAATTACAGGCGAAGAAGACACAGACAATAGTGATGTGGTGCCTGAAAATACAGGTAATGGAACTTTACAAGAGCAACTCGAAAGTGGAGCAGCAACAGATTTCTTAGACTTATCCAAAGATGAGTTGATTGATATATTATTAAATGACCCTGACCCATATGAAAGAGAATTGGCAGATGGAGCATTACAAGAAAGAGCGAACGAACAAAGGTAAAAATGGCAGGAAAAGGATTCATAGATGTAGATATAGCTAGTAGGTTTAATCAAGGAGCTAGGAGAGATGTACAATCTAATGAGGGTGCCAATGAAACAAGGCAGTCGATAAGAAACAATCAAGTTACTTCTCTTAAGGGAAGTAATAAACCAACACCACCAGTAGTGCCACCGTTGGTTAGACCGACACCACCACCAGCACCACCAGCAACAGATACATCTGCGCCAGGAAATGCTGCAGCAAATATTGCAGCAGCGATTCAAACAAGACCAAGTCCGCCAGTAGTGGTCGCAGCACCACCTGCACCACCACCAGTAGTGGTATCACCACCACCGCCACCACCACCAGTAATATTTACACCACCATCAATTCCAGATGTGCAAGTGCAATCAACATTTGTGCCAGAAGTAGTATCACTACCAACTAATACAACTATTACTGAGGGACCTATTTCGAGTCCTGGACCACCAGTAAACACAGAAGTCTTAGATGTTCCTGCACCAATTCAATCATTACCATTAGGTCCGATTGCCGTAGAAGAAATTATAGAAGAAATTACAGAAGGTGGTTCAGGCGGAGATGAGATTCCACCAATAGAAATTTTTCCATTACCAATAGAAAGTTTTCCACCACCACCACCACCAAATCCATTCGTAGAAGAAATATTAGCACAAGTGGTTTCGCAACCAGTAGCGGTTTCATCACCACCACCGATTGAAGAAGTGGTAGAAGATATAGTTGAACAAACTTTACAAACACCAAAGGAAAATCCACCAGCACCAGTTCAGACTACAATAGTAATACCTGAACCAAAACCATCAACACCAGTTGTGGCACCACCAAGACCAAATATTCCAAAGTCAACAGATGTGCCTAAACCAAAACCTGGATATATTGTAAAACCAAATGGTTTTATAAAAAAACCACCAGCACCAGTTGTCAATGTTCCAAGCACACCGAAAATAACAGGTCCTGGCTCACCAACAAGACCAGGTGGATTAGCAGCGACATTAGTCGGAACAGGTAAACCAAAAGTAACTGCACCAACTGATGACGCAGGTGCAGTAGTAGGACCACAAGTATCTGAACCGAAGCCAGCAGTTGGAACACCAGGTCCTAAGTTTAAAGGTTCTGATACAATTGTTAGACCTGACGGAGTAACAGAAGTTCTCGGACCAGGTGGAGTTATTTTAGAGGAGATAGGTGCAAACGGACAAATGATTGTTGACCCAATTAAAGACGCAGGATTTGACCCGAAAGACCCACCACCAAGTATTCAAGCACTACGAGATGAGTTTGCAGAACACGTTGAAAGTGGTGCAGATGAAGCAGGTGAAATATTTTATGTATCGGAAGAAACAAAAGAAGAATTAATCAATGACGGATTAGGAAATGTAGGTGGAGCATTAACCGTAAAAGACCAAGCAGAAAAAGTTAAAGACTTAATAAAAGTCAATCCTGAAAACCTACCATCTGGCATTAATGCTATTATTTCTGACTTAACTGAAAAGGGAGTTATAAAACCAAATCCAGAAGTGGTTGGTTGTACAAGAGGACAATCTACCCCAAACCCAAAAACAAAGGGAACTAAAAAAGCAATTGAAAAAGTTGTTAAACAGCCAGCTGCACAAGCAAAATTGACGCCAAGAGATTATCTGGCTACAATTGAAGAGGTATTGGATAACAATCGTATTCGTGTTTCGTTATCTTATAATGACGGAGTGAACCTTTATAAACATAAGGGTGAAGACGAGGTAGCAAAAAAATTCAAAGGATTTAGAGTTAATTATATTAAAAATAATATTGAAAGATACAAAACATATGTTAAAGTTGGTAACCAATATTATCTTGTAACGAATAGTAAATTAGGAATTAACGGAAAACAAAGAACTATTAAAGTAAAACAACCACTTACTAATGATGTAAATGTTGGAGAAAAATTTACTTTCGTAGAAAAGAGACTTCCTAATTATCGTGATAGAGTTAGATTAGAACCTTTCCAAGATACACCAAACAACGGCATATTTTTAAGATTACCTAATTTAAATTCCATAGATAATCCAATCAATTTTCAAGGAACAAACTATGGAACACATACTTCACTAACAAGTGAAAATGATTCTGACGCTCGTGATATCGAAAGAATATTAGTATCAGGTAGTTTATTAGATATTCAACCAAATATAGATTATCAAAAAACTACAACTGATATAACCATTGAGGCAGATGATACAGGTTTTGGAAACTTTGTTCACTTTTCAAGTGCGGAAACAAGACTATATAATTTTAGAGAGAAGTTAGAGTCTATCGAGTCTTTAAATTCTAATAGTGCTTCATTGATAAATATCACAAGTTCAATAACGAGAATACAACAGATTGAGGAAGAAAGACAAAGAGTAATTAATTCTTTTGACCCGTTTGAACATTATATGTATTTTGAAAGTTCTTCTTATGTTAGTTCATCAGACGGACAATTCCACGATACATCTTGGCCAAAATCAAACTCAACATCACCATACACATTAGTTTCATCAACAGACTCAACTGCAATAACTTGGTATAACAATATGATTGCAAGTGCTTCTGCTTATGACCAAAGAAATATGAACTCATTAAGAAATTCTTTACCAGAACATATTTACGCAGATACAAAAAACAATGTGTTCTTAGAATTTATGGATATGGTTGGACAACAATTTGACGAGATATGGACTTATGTAGATAGATTTACGGATATTAATAAACGAGTAGATAAAATTTCTGAAGGTATATCAAAAGATGTCGCAAGAGAATATGCAAAATCCCTTGGATTAGAATTATATAGTGGAAATGATTTATTAATTCTACCAACATATTTGTTAGGTAAAGACAAAGAAGGCGGTGACTTATTTGAATCACCACAAGAAGCAGTTACGGAAAAAATTTGGAAAAGAATATTAGCAAACTTACCATTCTTCCTAAAAACAAAAGGAACAGAAAGAGCAGTTAAAGGATTATTAAATTGTTATGGTATTCCAAGTTCAATGTTAAGAGTTCGTGAATATGGTGGACCAGACAAAGGAACAAGAGTTAACTTTGAAATAAAAAGAAAATTTACAAGAGCATTAGATTTTGATTCAGAACAATTTATTAAATCCGCTTGGACAGGTAGTAATGACACAACAGAAGACGGACTATTACCATCAACAATAGAATTTAGATTTAGAACACCTTCATCATCAAATCAAGTATTACTACAAAAGGATAATGACTTTGCGATTTCACTACAAGACAATGGTTCAACAGATGACTATGGACATTTAAAATTCCAAATTAGTGCTTCTGGTTTTGATGAGGGTGCATACATCACTTCATCAGCACTACCATTTTACAATGATGAGTTTTGGTCAGTAATGTTGACAAGAAAAGATACAGACGGAAACGAATTCACACACGATAATGCGTTATCTCAAAGTGTTTATGAATTGACAACTAAACAATATGACGCATCAAGACAAAAGATTTTATACACCGCAAGTGCAAGTTTACAATCACACACTTCAAGTTTAGCAACTGATGTAAACAACATAACAGGTAGTAGATTAAATGCAGCATTTACAAGTAGTGGATTTGTTTACCTTGGTGGACAAAATTCTGGCTTTGGTGGACAATTTAGTGGTTCATTTATGGAATATCGTTTATGGGGTGAACCATTATCTCAAAGTGTATTTGACAATCACGTTAGAGCACCAAAAACTTACAATGGTAATTTTTATTCTTCATCATATGATGAACTATTATTGAGATTACCATTAGATGAAAACATAAATTTAACAGGTTCAAACACGGCGTTAACCGCATCCAATTTAGCACACAATAAAAATTTATACAACATACCTAATGGTTTAATTACAGGTAGTGCAATTAATAATTTTACAAACAATTCATATAGAACTATTGTTGACCAAGAAAAGTTTAAAGTGCCTAATGTTGGTCCAAGAAGAAGAAATGCAACGAAAATTAGAATTGAAGATAGTTCTATAAAAACAGACAAAGCTGGTAATGGTTTACTTTTTGTGGACCAACGAACAGAAAAGTCATCACAAGACTTTGCACCAATAGATAGTAATCAATTGGGTGTTTATTTTTCACCAGTTGATGTAGTGAATGAAGACATAATGTATAGTATTGCAGATTTTAACTTTGATGATTTCATTGGAGACCCAAGAGACGAAAACAAATTTCAATATAAAGATTTAAGACATTTAAGACAAGAATACTTTAAACGATACACAAATACAAACAACTTTTTTGACTATTTAAGAATATTAAAGTTCTATGATAGAAGTGTATTTGATTCAATAAGAAGTTTAATGCCAGCAAGAGCACAAGCAGACTTGGGTATATTGATTGAACCAAATTTATTAGAACGTTCTAAACAAGTAATTGGTAGAGATGTTGAATTTGATAATCGTTATTTTGAAAATGCAAATCACTTTGGAGACGGAATACAAGTAACAAGATTTATAGAAAGTGGTTCAGACAATTACTTCGCAACAAGTGGAGAATACACAACATTTAATGGAGAATTGAATTTAGCATTCTTCGACACAGGTTCATCAGTTGGATTTTTAGGTGTTCCTTCATTGGTTAAATTAAATTCAATAGATAAACGAAGTGTATTTGGTTCATTGTATGCGACATCAAGTATTACATTAGGACCAACAGATGAGGTATTTACAGAAACATTACAACCTAATATTACAGGTTCAAGATTGTCAGAGAAAAATAGAGTAGAAGAGTTTTTCTATTCAAGTTCATTTAGTGCGTCAATCGGTCCAACATTAGCATATAGTTCTTCATTGAAGGAGTCAGAATTTGAAAGTATGGCTGAATCAACAAATTTATTTAGAGCATTTTATCAAGGAACATTATTAACAAGAGATAACACAATTGACGGAAGTGAACCAGTAGAAATTACTGAAGTAGCACCAACGGTTCTGAAAACACAAGATTCAGATACAAGTAAGTTGAAAGTAGAATAAAACAATGGAAAATTTAACTTTCTTATATTTATTAATGAATAAGAATAGTTATATAATTTCCACAGGAGCAAATAAAAAATGGGATTTTTAGACAACACGAGTATAACAGTAGACGCCATCTTAACAAAAAAAGGTCGTGAACTTTTGGCAAGAGGGCAAGATGAATTTAGAATTACAAAATTTGCATTAGCAGATGATGAAATTGATTACAATCTTTTCGATACATCACACCCAAATGGGTCAAACTTTTATGGGGCAGTAATTGAAAATATGCCACTATTAGAGGCGTTCGTAGATGAGAATCAATTGATGAGGTATAAGTTAACAACACTTCCAAAGGAAACAGCAAAACTTCCTATTTTGGAATTACCAAGTCCTTCATTAAGTTTTACAGGTGCCGGAATAACACAAACCATTACACCAAATACAAGAAATGGACAAGATAGTTCATATACATTTACATTGTTTAATGCAGATGTGGCTAATCTTTCATTGAGTGGTGGTTCAATAGCACCGATTAGAAGAAGAAGATTTTTACCAAATGGTGACTTAGAAAGAGATTTTGTCGGTAGAGCAACAACACCAGTATTCTTAAATGAATCAGAAAGAAAACGTTCTATTACGGTTGTTGGTAAAAGTGTGAGAGTTATCTCAAGGTCTTTAACCGCAAATACAAATACTAACATATCAGTAACTGGTAATCAGTCAGGTGCTCAGTCCACCATATCAGTATTGGTTAAAGCAGACCCAAGTAAATTATAAGGAGTATAGATAATGGCATTTCAAAGATTTAACAGAGCGAATGATGTAGTTGAAAACCAACGAACTACAATCTCAAGTGGATTATGGTCAGGTGGTTCAGCAGAATTAACAGCATTCTATACTCAATCAACAAACGGAAATATTACGGGTTCGTTTTTAGAATTATATAACGAAGACCCAAACCTATCAAGTTCAGCAGAAGTTCAATTCGCAGTTGGATATGCACACATTGAAGGTAGTGGTTCAAAAGGTAATGTTACAAAACTAACAACAGGTGGTAGACAAACAGCAGCTCTATATAGACAATTTAGAAATGTGTTGTTAGCACCTAATACAGACAGATTTGAATTTACATCTTCACCAACAGCATCAGGTGATAAAGACTTTTACTTTGTTTCTTTCCAAAGAGCAAGACAAAGAGAAAAGATTGACCCAGGTAATTGGGAATTAAAACTAAGTGGTAATATGCCAGCACTATTTTTTGATGATAAAATTTCATTAATTGATGATAGTGGAGCAACTACAAACCCTACCGTTAATCAAGGTGGTAGAGTATTTAATGTTGTTAGTGGTTCTATTACTGATGGTATTCATACAGCAGCCGCTGATGAAGCAGCAGGTAATATGGGTTCTTACGGATTATTCTATCCTGATTTAGGAATCATATTATTGAACGCACCAAAGTTAGAGACTAGTGGTGGATTAGGTGTTCACGATAGAGCTCCTGACCAACACATTAGTCGTTCAGAGGCGTTCTTTGATAGTATTGTTTCTGGTTCATCATTTACAGCTCGTAGAGAAGAAGAGATTAGTTCAACAAACTTCTTTTGTCGTGTAAACAATAAGAACTTTAATTTTAGTTCTAATCCAACTTACGCTACTCAATCTGATGGTTCTTTAACACAAGCTACTTTTTATAAAGACCCAAAAACCTTTATTACACAAGTAGGTTTGTATAATGATGACAACGAATTATTGGCGATTGCTAAGTTATCAAAACCAATATTAAAATCATATTCAAGGGAAGCTATTATTAAAGTGAAACTTGATTTTTAGGACAAACTAATGTTCAAGAATCTTGACCCACAAGACATTTCAAAAAAGTCTTTTCAGACATTTAAGAATTTTACATTCACTAATAACGATAGTGGTAGTGGTGTATTTGCGGTAAAAGCTCGTAGTGGTTCTCAATACAATTATGTAAGTTCATCAGACGATATTATTTCAATCACAGCAAATTCAACAACAACAAATTATTTTTCATTACCTAATTGGCATATGTTAAATCAAACATTTTATTCCACACACGGACAAGAGTATGTGAATCCAGAAAAATCAAATCGAGAACTACATACGTCTGCTTCAATCATAAGTGTTGCTAGAGAATTATTTGGTGAACAAATAAAGCCAGGTAGTATACAATTATCTGATACGTCATTATCAGCTACAAGAGATATACGAGATGACGGAGAAGGTAACCTTTACGACAATGCTTTTTCAGCAAGTTTTGCAGCATTCAAGTCAGGTTCTTCTGATGGAGCTATTGCACCATTTACGGTAACTGGCTCATCTACAAGAGGTAGTGGTAGTCAAGTTGGAAATGCATTTTATGAACAAGGATTGATTGTAATTACCGATACTGGTTCTTATCGTGAGACAGGACACGGAACAGGTTATACTTTAAAATATCAAGCAACACAAACTCATTATGAATATGAATATCGTGTACGAGTTAAACCAAAAGAATTTAACATTACTACAAATATCAGTACAACACCTGGTAGAAGTGGTAGTATTAGTGTGGCTGAAGGTGTAGCATCAATGTCAAACTTCTTTCCACCAAGTCATTTACCAACAGGTTTAGGAACTGGCAGTTATGCGACATTTTATAATGCAGCCACAGAAGCAGAAGGATTTACAACTCACTCAGAATTTAGACCTTATGTAACAGATATAGGTTTATATAATGAAAATAGTGAACTATTAATTCACGGAAAACTCGCAAAACCTATCAAATTATCTGACGATATAGAAACTACTTTTATCGTTAGGTTTGATGTCTAATTTTTACGAATCTTATATTTATTACTGAATAAAACTCAATGGAGAAAACAATGTTTCATTTTATGAAAAAAATGGTTATGTCAGCGGTTATGTTTGGAA